CTGCAATAAAAAGGCAAATTGATTGCTTGAAAGCATTGCAGAAGTGCTTAAAATAAAGCACAATCAAACGACACACACAGCAGAGGATAACAAGATGGAAACAATAACAGTTTGGAATGACAAGTGTCAGTGGCGCGATGTTACGTTTGAAGTTGTTGGGTATAGCTACCCAGCTACGTTTGAGTATGAGGCAGAGTACCCAGAGATTGTTGTTCACAGTGTTGCTTGCTGTGATGAGGACGGCAACCCAGTTCCGCTGCCTGCTGAAGAGTGGGAAACGATTGACGCACTGGTTTGGGAGGCTATCAATGAGTAAGTGGCAGCAGGTAGAGTGGAATGAGGACGAGGCAGTGACTGGGCCAGAGTTCTTGGTTAAGCAGGGTGCAACATGGCCTGCCTTAGTTAGGTTTGAGAACTTTGATGGCACGATTAACAGGAACGTGTCTAACCGCCACAGCCTGTTTGGTGAAGAAGGTAACTACCTGTCAATCATGGCCGCGCCTGTTGTGTGGCCAGATGAAGCATAACCAACACTACTTAACGTGGATACTGCACCGAATTAGGTGCAGGAGTCTGGAAGCCCTGCTATCAGCAGGCAAGGGAGGTGAGTGATGAAACCCCTTAACCGAGCTGAAATTATCGGCATCATAGCCGCCCTGTTTTTGATAGCAGCAACAATTTACTGGAGCTAACACAATGAACTATTTAATCACTCTCGCAATCGGAACAGCTATTGGTTACCTAGTCGGCACTCTTGGATCGCGTTATGAGCGCAGTGATGACATCCAGAGGCTTATAGACATTGACGCTACTCAGCGGAAAGCGGATGGCATTAAGCGCACTGGTGACGCTATGACTGAGTACCAGGCACACGAGTGCGGAGCCGGAAAGCCGCGAGAGGTAGCAAGATGAAAGATGTAATCGACACAGTGACTAGGGTGAAGAAGTTACGAGAGGCTGAGGCGAAGAAGATGCTTAAAGAGGCAAGCATCATCTGCGGCACGATCATTGTGCTGGCTGTCATCATCATTGTGGTGGGAGTGCGGTTATCGTGATACTGGACTCAGAGTTTTTGCTGTACGCTATTGAACAGAAATAAGATCAACTGAAGGTAAAGTGGTTGGATCAAACGCGAACGGAAATAACAATTTTAAAGCGGAGGTTGATCGAAAATGAAAACCTGCTCCGACTGCCCAGCGTACCGCCTGACAAACACTAATGCGGTAGGTTATTGCCCGATTAATCACAGGCAAGTCAGAAAAGGTTATATCATGATGCCTGAAGGTTATTGCCCAAAACCTAATCAAGCTCAACTCATTGAGATACTGGAGCAGATGAAACGTGATGCGATATCAGAAGCAGGAAAAGGATATTAAAGAACGCCTTGAGTTAGACATCAAGATGTATCTATCAGCAGGTAACAAGATTGATGTGCGTAAGCCTGGCGAGTCGGTTGCTGTAGATGGGACGAATAACTGGCCTGCCGGTTTTTATAATGAAGACAACATAATGTTCCACAAAAAGAAACCGAGGCCAATCAAGTGAAGTTTGTCACCTACCCATCTGGAAGCGTCCTGTGCTGCGCTCCACACGATTCTGGGTCAATCATGGCACTATGTAGCGACATGCACCTATCGTTGCAGGAGCGTCACGATAAAGCCCAGCAAGATGTTCAGGAGATACTGGACAGACTAGCCGCCGGAGAGGAATAAGGCTCTTTCGGCTTCTCTGCGCCGTTCAAGTCCTCGCAGTACTTTGCCGCCAGCTTTAGTCCACTTCAGGAACTCATCTGCTGCGCCCTGATAGTCACCTCGATTGTACTTCATCCGCAGGGTTGATGACTGAAGGTTACCTAGTCCCACATTGTAAGCAAACGAGACCATTGCATCATGGTGGCACTGATTATCAGCAGCAGCAGGACATAATCTTCGTACGCCAGCCGAAAAAAGATCCAAATCTGCCTCAAGTAAAGCGTCAATTTCGTCAGCATTCCAAAGCCTATTATGTTCGCTGCGTAGTGGATAGCTGGCTCTCTCGTCAGTTTTGAGCCTTGCTTGGTCTGGGTACAACACATGGCCGTAGGCAATCGTCCACAGCGCAGCTGGGCATTTGTAGGGCTGATTGTGACAGCCCTCGAAAGACTTGATCAACTGGATGCCTGCCTCAGATATTGTCATGTTTAACGCTTGGAATTAAACGCTTGACTGCCGAACCAGAATGCGATGATGGCCGCAAGTATCGACATCTCATCGTCTGAGAAAACCATGTTCATCGCTTCGGCAAACGCCACGCCAGTGCTGTACGCGTACCAGATTCCGGCTACATCTACCACAATCAGCAGGCCGACAAACAGATAAGTGACGACGGGTCGCACAGAAGCGCGTAGGTTAATCACCCAGGTTGAAGCACCTTCGCCGATTTTCATGTCGTGTTTCCACATAGCCAACTTCTCTTGGGCTTGTGTTTGCATTGCAATTTGTTCTGTCTTGATTTCTTCTACCGCCGCTTGTGCAACAAAACCTTCCTTAGCCAAAGCCAGCTCGCGCTCACGCTGTGCAGCCATCAAAGCCAGTTCATGCTTTTTGTCGCCACGATCTTGCACAAAATCCAGTACTTTAGGGAGTCCTCCGCTGGCAAATCCTAAAAGTGTTGATACTAATGTCATCATGGTAGTTACCCTATGTTTAAGATTATGCCGATTATTAATGCCAACAATGCACTGACTAAACCGATTATCACAAGAATGGTCAGCACGTTTGCGATGAGCTTTCTCATCTTGCGCCGCTGATTTTGAATTGCTTTAGCGCGGGTGTCTTTAATACGCGCCCTGTCGCGCATCATTGCAGTGTACTCGTCAGTCCCCCATCGCCAGACTATTAACTCGCGCAGTTCCTTCTCTTGCTGCTCGATTTTCTTTCGGGCTACAAGTGCCTGTAATGCCTCTTGCTCGACACTCCTGCTGGAAATCAGCTTTTTAAAAAGTGGCGGGTCTTTGGCTTCTTCTTCTGCGCTTTTAACGTCAGCAACTGCGCCAAACCAAGTACCTAACTGCCCAGCCATGTCTTCCAACTCTCGACCAGCGGATATTCCCTTTTTTAGCAGATTAAACGCAGATGTGGCTATGGCTAAGGCAGAGACTGGGTCGAGCATTATTCGTTACCACCACCGAACTTTGCCCACGCTCCTAGCATCAGCAGACCCAAAACAAAAACAGTGCCAGCGCGAGCAATCGTCTGCCAGACGACCTTCTTAATGCCGCGCCAGTCGGTAATCAGACTACGCAGATCTCGGACATCGTCACCGGCCTCTTCATCATGTAAGCCCACTTCTTTTAAAGCCGACTTCATTTCTTCTCTGATGATCTTTCGTAAAGCGAGTTCGTCAATGTCCATGATCTACCCCTACAGGATGGCAATAATCGCAGACTCTAAATCAGCCGCAGTGGTCGAGGTTGTGAACACAAACGTAATAGCGCAGTCGCCTGTATATGGCCCGTTAACCCAGCGGAACTGGAGCAGATTATTGTCCATGTCTTGCCCAGTAACCTCAGCCTGTGGGTGCGTTGCAGAGCCTGTGTCAAACATTAATCCTGTTGCGTTTGGCTCGACAGTAATACTTGGGTCAGCAATGTAAGCATCAATGCCAGCAACAACATCTGCCTCGGTTGTGCCTACTGCCCACAAAAAAGGAATTATCGCATCGCCGGTATCTGGCAAAGTCGCTGTAATAGTGTCCTGCACGAAATCCACTTGGTGAACGAACGCCTCACCTGTTGATACTGTAAGCTCAAGTGCTGACATTTTAGCTCTCCAAAGTCTTGTATGAAATTACCCAAGCAATGCTCATAGTCGCATTAGTATCGGGATCGACCGTAAGTTTTAAGTTCGTGCCATCAGTAGTTCGTGCAGCAAGCGTAAACGATGTTGTCCCAGCAGCAAGCCCCGTTGTAATCGTCACATAGCGGTCAGTGTCTGAGCCGTCACCGACAATAATGTCATGTGGTGTCGCGCCTGATACTGTGCCTACGATTGATTCGATGTAGGCATTAGCCGGTAAGATGGCTTGGTTCACACCACCAATGTATTGCAACTCATTCGTCCCCGCCCATGTGTTTGTCCAGCGTACTTCACGGGTTTGTGATACAGGAACACCAACGACTGTTGCGCCTGATGCGGGTAACAAAGCGTGGTTCTTGTTGCCTGACGTATCAAAGATTTGGCCGGTGTTGCTTTGGGCGTTGGAGGCTAGGACTTCGGAGGTTAGGCCGATAACTTTGTAATCAAAATTGTCTGCTTGTATGCTTTGAATCGCACCCGCAGTGTTTTTAAACAAAAGTCGAGTGTTTGAAGTCGTTGCGGCTGGCTGAAATTCCCAAAAGAACTCTCTTAAAGTGCCGTCAGACGTTAACGTAGTTGAGCCAGAGAGGGTAGTGGTGCTTGGAATTGCAGACGCTCCGCTTGTGGTTTCTCGCAACGATACGCTCCAGTTTGATCCCGACTCAGCTTTGTAAATAAACTGAATGCGGTATCTTACCCCTGCCCTAGTTGTGCCTATATTTAAATTAAATCCACTATTCGTGTTTGTGGTGCTGACGCACAGCAGGTCGTAAGTACCGGCAAGAGGCGAGATTAGATTAACGGCGAGCGATGTCGGCGCAACGGTGTTTGCAACCCAGCTACCAACTGTCCCACCTTCAAAATTAGATGAGTCTCCGGTAATCAAGGCGGTTTGACTCGCCCCCCGATCAGCCAGCGCAGGGCCGTTGATGCTAAGGTCTAGGACTTCTGCTGCGGTTAGGGCGCGGTTGAAGAGGCGCGAGGCTTGCAAGCTACCTGCTGTGCGTGTTGTGGTTGTGCCGTTGATGATTCTTGCAGAGGTGTTGTTGACAGATACAGTAGAAACAGTCAAAACAGATATGTCATCAAAGTCATATATCCCAGCCGCGCCTCTAGTCTCGCACTGGACATAATACGTTCCAGATGTCGGTACGCTGTATACAAACGAAAACGAACCCGCTGCGTTGTTTTCATACGT